CCTCAATTTAGGTAGGTCTGATGAAGTCAAGGTTTTGGGTGGTAAGAAGCGCCTCCGAAGCGACAACGCAGACGCTCGTGGCTCTGCGGCTGAGCTCGACCATGATGGCAAGCTCATCAAGGGAGATCGAGACCGTCAGGCCATGCAAGCTCATTACTCAGACATCGCGAAGTATGGCTCCGCGAAAGAGGCGCAAGCTGACCGCGATCGGAGCAAAGTCTTGGACGCCACCGACGTTGTTCGCGGCCCTCGGGCTTACACCAGTGCTTCCATGGTTGGAAGTGCCACTGACAAAGCTAGAGCAGCCAAGATTGCTTTTGATGCTGCAACCAAGGCTCGTGAATTCGCAGGGCGGAATTGGGCAGACATGTACGATAGCCGCAAGAAGCCCATGTTTCACGATGCGCCAGTTGCCGTGGAATCCACTGTTTTGCCAGAACTCAAGTCACCAGATGACAATGAGATCCGCAAGCAGACATTGGCCCACATGCGTGCTAGACGCGCCACGGAAGGAATTCATCTACATTGTATAACTTTGGAAGATGCTGACAGCCGTGGAACGAAGGCGCGCTATTGGGAGAATTCCGACGGCACTGTTTGCGAATATTTCCAAGAAGATTGGTCTGCGACCCAGAGGTATTTCACGCCCTCCTGGTTTGGTCAGAACGCCGACTTGTATCGCGCCACTACCAGACCAGTTCTGCTCCACAGGACAGATGGGACCATGACTTGGATGTTCTATCCACGCACAGATCCCTACCCCCAGCTTTCACTGGATTACCATCAGCGCAACCGAGAGCTCAACAATTTGGGAGTTACCGTCTTTTACGGTTCCCCCGGTTTGTCTGGGCATCGCGTTGATCTCACGCCTTATAATCGGCTTCCGCCGAATTACAAGACAGAGGTCCATGCTAAGTCTACTCGGTCGGCATCTCGCACTCCCATGCGTTCTGATACCCCGGTCGTGAGGCGTCATGCCTCCATGGCCACGGTTCTCGAATCGCAGCCCATTCGACAGTTACATATTGCGGTTCTTCCGTCTGTAATTGAACCGGATGTTCAAGTTGCACCAGCTTCAATCGAAGTCCCGAAGCCTGCCGTCAATGACGACGACAAGCCTCCACCTCTCATCGACGACGTCGACGAGGAGCCCACTGGTCAAGATGTGACCTTTTCCTCTCACGAGTGGCCTGTTAAGCACACTAGCTTCAAGAGCTACATTAACAGTGTCAAACGCAATAGCGAGAAGAGGAGCCACGGATATGTTGCGAAGGTTTCCCTTTGCGAAAATCCTGACGGGCCGTTAGACATGAAGGAAGTTGCTGAAATTTTGAAGGAGGGCTTGAACGACGTCACTGCTCTGCGCAAGTTGCGGAGAGTCAGCGGCCGGAACAAGCTCTTAGACTGCGAGTTGGTTAGTTCGCTCAAGGAGTACATTACCGCTGCACGCGCTCAATACATTCCAGATGATGACGTTTCAACTGGTCTCGTCACTCCCGAAGGCGTTGTCCTTGGGAAACGCGTTGCGGTTGTGCACAATCCGAATCGGCCAACTGTCGCTAAGACGTCGGTGGCCGCTGACACGGAGACCCAGAAGAAAGTTTGTGAGGCAGCAGACATTAAGTGGGATGAGGACAAGCAGCGCATTGCTGGTTGGGTCTTCCCTCCGGCTCCGCGCGATCCGAGAGCCATCAAGGCTTCCTTGCGTTACCAGCTCAACCGCAAACACGAGAACATCGAAGAGTTCAAGGACTACGTCATTGAGGATGATCTCGAGGCGGTCAATGCTGCATACGATTCGTGGCCAGCCAATGACAGCTCCCTTTATTCCAAGAAAGTCATCGACGCTCTTGGAGAGATTTTGGCTGGTTTCCACCCAGATCGCAGTGCCGGGTACGCTTCCATTGTGCGCCCAGGCACAAAAGTCGTTTGGATGAACGATCCCACATACACATGCCATTTGGCGTTCCTTCGGCTCGCTCTCATTAGTTCTTACACTCGGTACGAGCTTTCTGAGATGACCGCCACCGAAATGCTTAAGGCGGGTTTGCAGGATCCTCGGACCCCGTTCATCAAAGACGAACCCCACACCATCGCTAAGGCAGAACAAGAGCGATGGAGACTCATCTGGCCGCTCTCAGTCATTGACGAGCTGGTCTTTGCGTTTATGCATAGGCCTCAAAACAAGCTAGATATCAAAACCTACCAGGCTGGTAAACTCACC